AATGGATGGCGATGATGTTCCGCATCAGCTCGAGCTTCCCGTATGCAGGATGGTCGGGATACATCGTGAACGTGAACGATCCGGTGCCGTTGACTTTCAGCTCGGCTTTCGCCGAGAACAATGCCAGGGTCCTGTCTCCCGGCATGTAGACCAGCTCGTGGTCCATGTACACCCTGTACATCACATGCTCCTCCGCTGGTACGTGACCACAAGCGTCCCGTTTCCCGTCATCGAGATGACATTCTTGGACCCGTCTTCAATCGAGATGTCGCCATATGTAGCCGATGCCTTCGACAGCACGTGCGAGACAGTCCCGTACGTGATGGTGGCCGTTCCGGATGCGGCGAATGTCGGATGTACTGGCAGCGTAAGCCGGTCATAGAGGACAACCTTCTTCGCCGTGTCATCCAAGAATATCTCATACCGGTCGTTTCTGACCGCGTACTTGAAAGGCTCGGCTGTCACGTCGACCGTGAACTGGGCCATCGAGTCAGACACCTTCGCCTTGCTGACCGACACTCTTCCGACATAATACCAATCGTCATCCCAAGAGAGAACGATACGCATGCGTTTGCCATTTAGCATCAGAGCTACCTTGGACACGATGTCGCGGAAATCCTGGATATCAGGCTTCGCAAACGTGAACGACAGTTTCCGGTCGCCGTACAGCACGCGTCCGAACGCTTCGCTGAGGTCAAGCGTCCCGTCGGCACCCTGCAGCTCGACCGATTCGGTCTTGGCCGCGGGAAGGCCTATGTCGTGCCCGGTGAGGATCAGGCCAAAGTCGAGGTCGCTTCGCAAGCTGTCGAACTCCACATATCTCAGTCCCATATCCTCATACTCCCCTTGCCATTACTGCCGACCTTCTGCCGAGCGCGTTGTCGATTGCCGGCGCAAGCGCGCCGACAAGCTCCCCGGTATCCAGACGGATGTCCTTGCCTTCGAGCTCTATGACCTGTTGCAGCATGTCCACGACCGCAAGCCTGAACTGGTAGAGTTCCTGAACGACGGTCTCATGGAGCACGTCCATCAGGGAGCCGTCACGGCCGGCCTGCCGCTCGGTGATGCGGTCGGCCACCTTGTCCATCCATCCCGTGTTGTTCTCCAACGGGATGACCGCCTCCGCCCCGTCCTCTCCGATGACCGCGCGCGTCGGCTTGTCGACGACGCCTCCTTCGGCAAGATACTGGCTCACGTATTCCTGTTTGCCGATTGTCGCGACCTGTAGCGCCGTGGTGGCGGCCAATGCGGGTAGCACCGCGGTCGCCCAGACGCCAAGCTGCGAGTATGCCTTGGTGATGGCCAGGGCGCCGTTGATCAGCGCGTTGGCGATGGAAGTCTTCTTCTCGTTCTCGAAAGCCTGCCTTGCCTGCTTGTCCTTCTTCTGGTTCAGTTCTTCCTCGGCCTTTTTCTCTTCGGCTTCCCTCGCGTTCTGATCCTTCACATACTGCGAGTCGGAACGTTTCTTTCTCGCTATGTATTCCTCATACCCTATCGCCCCGGAAGCGTACTCTTTGGCATATTGCGCGATCTCCTCGGCATGTTTCTCCTTGAGGCCCGCATAATATTCGTCCGAACCTTCGGTAAGCTGGTCATAGTATTCCTGCGCGGAATCGACCTCGCCCTGCAGCAGCTGGTTCTGGTATCCGCTGATGGCGCTGGTAAGGCCGCCGACATACGTGTTGAACTTGTCGACGATGTCTCCTGCAACATTGGAAAGTTTTGTCCAATAGCTTTCCGCCCGGGCTGTCTGCCACGACTCATAGTCGTCCAGGAAATTCTTGACCTTCTCCTTGAACGGGACCTTCACCTTCTCAACTTGTGCCGGAACCGCTTGCGCCGCAGTATCGCCTGCATCGGCGATTGCCTGTTCCGTCTCAAGGCCGAGCATTGAGGCGAACGTCTTGTAGAGGGACGATTCCTTGATTGCTCCCGTTGCATCGGAGAGAAGCGTCTTGAAGCCGTCTACGATGTTTCCTCCGGAGAATGCACTGGTGACTTTGCCTCCAACGTTTCCCAATGCGTCTACAACGGCAGATGCAAGCTTGCTTATCCATCCTGAATTGTCTTCCAGAGGAACGACTGCCTCGGGGCCGGATTCTCCGATGAGCGCTGTCGTCGGCACGGTGACGACTCCACCGCTGGCGAGTGCCGGCATGGTTGTCGTGGGCTCTTCCTGCCCGCTCCCTTTCCCCATCCAGCCGGTAAGCTTGCCCCATACCTTTCCCCCGAAGCCCTGGATGGCGGTTTTCGCTTTTCCGACCATGCCGGTGATGCCGTCTATGAATGCCTGGACAATCTTCTGGCCGAATTCTTTCGCCCTTTCGGTCATGCCGGTGAAGTCGATGATCTTCCTGATGCCGTCAAGCCCGGCCTGCACGCATGTCTGTAGCAGGAGCCACATGTTCGAGATGAAATTGTAGATGTTGTTCCATGCGGTCTCCCAGTCGCCAGTGATCAGCGCAAGGACGGTGCTTATGATGCCCCTGACCGAATTGATTGTGGAGTCGACCAACAGCTTGATCGTGTCGCCATGCTCTCCGATGAATGAGGAGAAGCCTTCGATGACGCCTTTGACAGCATCGATTACCGTTGTGACTACAGTCTTAACCGTGTTCCATGCGCTATCGACTATGTCCCGGAACGTTTCATTCGTCTGGTATAGATTGATGATCACGCCGGCAAGAACCGCCATTGCCGCGCCAAGAGCCGCAACTATGGCGAGAGGGCTAGTAAGCGCTCCGACAAGCAAGCCAAACAGGCCAATGACCTTCTGGATGACGGCAAGCCCTGCGAAGGCTCCTCCCAAGGTGACCAGAGCCACTCCGAGCAGAGCGGCCGCACGCTTGACCTTGTCCATTGCCCCGGCATGCTGTTCCATCCACTTTGTGACGGCCTCGATTTTACCTCTTGCATCATCTATCACGTCACCGAGGGTACGCACGACAGGAGTGAGCGTCTTGATCAGTGGATTTCCTATCGTTGTGAGTAGCAGCCGCCACTTCTCCGTGAAGTTGTCCACGACGGTCGACCAGTTCTCGAGGTTCGCCGCTGCATCCGTATACGACTTGCTTTGCCTTGCCACCTGGTTCGCTATGGTGAGCATGACGGATTGCTTCTGCGCATCCGTCAATTTCTCGTACTCTCTACGGTACAAGCTCATCGCAACCTTGTTCTTTTCTTCCTCAGAGGTGAACAGGTTGATGCTGTATCCTGCGCGCTCGGCGCCGTTGATGAACTGTCTGAGGTACTCGCTTGTCTCCTCCAGACCCATGTTCATGTCGGCGGCAATGGTGGTGAGCGTACGGAGATATATTTCGGTGTCGGCAAGCGCGTCGTTGGCTTTGATTCCCGCCCCGATGAATTGCTGGAAGGCCTTCACCCCCACCTTCTCCAGGCGTGAAGACATGACTGTCGATGTCTTCGAGACCCTCTCGAACATGTCGGTGGCGGTCTTCCCGAACTTCCCGAAGGTCGCCTCCGCCCGGGCGAACTGTGCGCCCATGTCGTCCGCGACATCCACGCAAGTCTTGCCGAACTTGACGATGGCACCGACGGCAAACGCGCCGGCAAGGGTCTTGCCGAATTTGGCTAGCGTGCCGGAGATGCTGTTGGCAGATCTGGTGACGGTAGAGCCGACCGAGTTGAGGTCACTTTGGAATTTCTTGATTCCTTCTACCGTGATCGGGACTTCCAGTCTGAAAGCTTCCATGTGTCACTCCGGCTTGATCCGGCCAAGGGTCTTCTTGGCCTTATCTATGATGTCCACGACATCCTCATGCTCCATCCTGACGGGTTCCTCGACCATCCCAAGCTCGCGCTTGAACTGGCTGTAGGTCTTCTCCGTCACTTTGTGCAGCCAGACATCGTAGACTTTCTCCTCATTCATCCGTCCTGTAAACGCCCTGACGAACTCGCAGAGCCTCTTGGCACGGATGGCCGCATCCAGATGCGGGGGATTCCCTCCATAGCGAGCATAGAGGGAATCGTAGAAGTACAGGTCACCCGTCAGAGCAACTTGCCAAGAGCCCTTCCAAAATCCCTGGTGTCCTCGCTGTGGATGAAATCTGCGACGGCTCCAATGAATTCGGACGCCTTCATCTTCCGGAGCTGCTCTTCCGATTGCCCGGAGACCGACGCCATGAAGGAATAGATCTCCTTTTCGGCCTTTGGAAGGTTCGTCAGGATCACTCCGACGATGTCGAGCGAGAGCGAGACCGCCTTCGCCGTATTTCCCTTTCCGTCCTTCTCGAACATGGAAAAGACGGAAGGATCGCTGAAGGCTGTCTTGAACTCGTTGAGGCCGAGCTTGACGATGATCGTGGTCAGCGGGAAAAGGTCCTCGCTGTTGAGTTGTCTGAATGTCATGCCGACTCCTTCTCGAAGTAGATCTCGTACGCAAGATGGTCCATGTCGCCGGTATCGCTGATGTCGATGTGCTCTTCGAAGGTATAGGCGATTGCAGCCTCCTGGCCGTCCTGTCCCTGTACGGGAAGGCCGGAATTGCAGAGCGCATACGGGATGATGCATACCACGTCGCGGCCGTCAAGCAACTTGCCGACGAAAGCGAGGTCCTTCACGTAGTCGCCTTCCTCGATTGAGCTTTTCGAGACGATCTTGTCGTAATTGCCTGTGGCTTCATCTTCCGCTCTGCCGAGGATGGCCAGCTTGACGATGTCCTCTGTCAGTTCAAGCAGGTTCACCTGCAAGGTGCATGTCTCCCCGTTCTTGACGGCAAGGCCTTTTACCTTCACCGGCACGCCGTCGGGAGCGATCTCGACGATGTTCGGCGTGACGGTCAGCGTTCCGCCTCCTTTCGTCGCTCCGAGAGGAATTCCCTTCCACGAGCCGCTGTCGTTGTCGTACTTCATGTCCTTGTAGAAGACGCCTGCGCCGAAGAGGATCCTCTTCGGGGTCTTGGTCGTCACTCCTGTCTTCCTTATGGTTCCCATGTCAAACCCTCCACTCCTTCACGAGGAGCTGTATCTCGATTCTCTTCACGTCCGCCGTCCCCGTAGGAATGGTCTGGACGGATTCCACCCTCACCGATATCCCGGATTCGCTCGTGAGCAGTTCCCGGACATCTGCGAACGACGCCTTGATGGTCTCCTTCTCGGCCTCCAGCCTGCTCCAGCTGCCGCTGGTCGAGAAGCCGTCTAGAATGAACAGTGTCGTCTGGCTCTGGTCCTCTGGCAGGTATTGCTGCTCGCTGTACGAGCCGATCCAGTACAGGTCTCCGTCACTTCCGTTCCAGCGCTGGTAAGCGTACCGGACGCCCGCCTTGGAAAGTGCCGATGCGATGAACGCAAGCGATTCCATCGTCATTCTCCAAACACCTCCCTGGCATGCCTCGACAGCTTGGGCAATATCGTCTCTCCAGCCCTGAGGAACGCCCGTTTCGGAGGCTTCCCGTGTGTCGTATGCCAATGTCCATTACGGTCCTTCCATCGCCAGGGCGTCTTCCTGCCGTTGCCTTCGACTGCGTACCATCCGGTCCCGTATTCCTCCCAGATGGCGTTCTCCGACGGACTTCCGACAATGGCCGTCTCTCCGACGACAAGATGTCTCCATGACTTCTTGAGGTCTCCGGTATCGACCGCGGTATTCCTGACAACCTGGCTCTCTAGCTCGCCGGCGGCCTCTTCCAGAAACGCGTGAACCTTGCCGTCTACTGCCGCCATCACCTGGATGCGGTTGTCGGTAAGTCTCACTTCCGCCATCTCATGCCTTCCCTACATACGTGAGGTAGATCTCCAGCTGGCAGCCTAGCTCCATCGGGTCGTCCACGTAGACGATGTCGAACACCTTGCCCGCACAGCGAAGACGGCCGCATTCCGGCAAATCGAACCTGTCGCAGACGAACATGTGCGTCGAATTTTCCAATTTTCTGGCGTATTGATAGTCGCTTGTTCCTGCAGTCATGTCGAGCCAGCCCTTATGGATGGCAACTTCGTCCCATGACTCCACCTGCTCGCCAAGCTCGTTGCCCACAACGCTCCTCTTCAGGAACGTCGCGGTGATGTTTCCGCCAACCGGCACCATCGTCAGGTCCTCATGCACATGTACGGCTTCAGGAATCCCAGCAGCTGGGCGGGATATCCCATCAGGGAGTCCCCCGCGCCAGTGCCGGCATAGCTCACCGAATGCCTGGACAGCGTCTCTCCGCTCAAGCCTACCTTGTCGCGATAGGCCGCCTCCCATCTCATGAGGTCCACCACCCCGGCCTTGACGGAGGCAGGATAGTCTATCCTCGTGATCGAGAGCCCGGGACTCGCTTCGTCCACAAGCCGTTCCTTCACGTTGATTACGTTCCCGCTCACGGCAAGGACGACGTAGAGGCCGTCCTGCCACGCGCTTCCCGACAGCTGCACCGTATCCCCGGCGCTGAAAAAACCAGAGCATGCCGCGACGATCTTTCCTTCGTAGACCTCCACGAAGCTCCGGGCGCCACGGTTCTGGAACCTGTTACGGGTATAATCCCTGATTCCAGACTCGATCGCGTCGAGCTTCATCTGCAGGACCTCGTCCGGCTGGTCGGTCACGACATGTCTCTTGAGTTCTTCCAGGCTGAGGATCATCACAGGCTCCTCATCTCGCGGTCACCTTGTAGCCATGCCCCCGGAACCATTCCAGGAGCCAGCCGTCGGATACCACGGCCTTGCCGTTGGCGAACTGAACGCCACCTGCGCCGACCCCGCAGTAATCTCTTACGGGAGTCTCGACAACGAAAGTCTTGGTTTCTTTCTTCTCCGCCATAACCACTCCTTATGCGACCTTGATGTTGCGCAGGACGCCCGCATGCTGCGTGTTCTTCAGCACGGAGGCGCCGACCATCTCGACCTCGCCTTCCTTGACCGCTCCGGGAGCGTTGAAATCCGGAAGATAGGTGGAGATCGCGTTGTTGCCGCTCAGGGTGGCGCCAAGGAATCCGTCGTTCGCATCGAACTTCACCGCGTAGATGTCGCTCAGACCTGTGACCTCTGAGCTTCCCACCGTACGTTTCAGCGAGGCGGAGACGACGGGATTGGCGACCGCCTTGCCTCCGCTGACGGCATAATGGTTCCCAAGGTCGATCATGCGCTTTCCGTCAAGCGTCATGACCCGGCGTCCGAACGCTTCCTCGCTCTCAGTCTTGTAGCCGAGCACGCGGGCCACCGTCTGGATCTTGGTCATCGTATAGCCGTTCAGCAACAGGGCGTCCGCCGCGGTGTCGTTCATCATCCGGGTGAGCGACTCATAGAACTCATCCGCGTTTGCCTTCAGCTTCTCCATGGTGGAGAGGTTTTTTCTCAGTGTCTCCTTCTGTGAGGAAGGATAGGGCTGCACACCGTTGAAATAGAAATCGTAATACTCCGTCACCAACTGCTCCACGACACGGAACTCCAGTTCGGGTATCTGCGTCTCCGAGCC